GTGAATTTCCGCCATGGATGCGCACGCCTCGATAGCCGGGAACATCCACGATGAGGGGCAGTTCTCGGCCGAATCGCTGCGAGTACGTGAGGAGCAGTCTGTACCGCCCACGAGGGATAGCTGTGCGCCCATAAACTTTCCTGTCCGGGTAGGTTTCCAGTTGCCTGTCTTCGTCCTCGCAGGTGTATCCCAAGAACTGGCTGCGGAAGTACAGCCGGCCCTGAGTCGATCCCTCGAAGTCAGGCGTCGGGGGGATGAAAATCTCGCGCTCAAGAAGGAAATCCATCACGTCGTCACTTCCTGGCTAATGGTCACGCTGCCGTAAAACAGCAGGGTGACCTCGCCTGACGGACTGACCGCCTCCACGTCATAGACGCCCGTCTTGAACGCAAATGCCGCCGTGTCGTCCGCGTCGATTGTTCTCGTAATCGTCTTGGCGGAGTTATCAACGGCCATGGTGATGACATTCAACGGAGCATCGGCCGCTTCCGTAGAGGCCAAAACCGTACCGCCTACGCGATTCTTGATTTTCATCCGCACGGTGTATCCGGCCAGATCGTGCGGGGTGTTCCACTGCACGAAACCGCCGGACGTGTAAAGCTTCCAATCCACAGCCGAAATACGGTTCAGTTCGATGGTGTTGGCGTCGATCACCGTCGCCGGGGTGTAGTCGTCGTCCAGTGGCGGGTTGTTCGCCGCGTTGATTTCCTTGGGTTGTCCGACGTTATAGACCGCCACGCGCCAGCCGTTGGGAAGCCCATGGCCGGTTACGGTCAGTCGCGGGCAACCAGTTGAAACATCGAACCCGGCGATGGCTTTACGGACGATTGGTTCCGTTTCCCATCGCAGGATGTCTTTGAAAGTCTTGCCCTGGAGAATGGTTAGGTTCTGTTTTTTTGCCATCACCACTCCCCGACATCGTGATAGTTTCCGAATTCGAATCGCTCGTTAATCGCTCCAATAGCTGGGCCGAATTCGGCTACAAATGCCTCCATGGCCGCGGATGACTTTTTGGCGTCATACAGATCAGTGTCATCGCTCCCAAAGACGCGGTACTTAACCCATTCGACCAAGCCGAGGTGAAACCTGGCATTGATCTCGAATTCGCTGCTAGTGCTCGAAATGTCATCTTTCGGCTCACGGGCAACGGTCATCAATAGCCGGTCATCAGACTTTGGCAGCGGGTAGAGACGCAAGGCATCGGTTTCGTAATCCGATACCAGGACGAAAGGCGTAGAACGATTCGTGTTGGTATCCCATCCAGGGAACCGCTCGTCCATCTCGCGGGATGTCGCCCACGACAACGGCTTAGTTACAGATTCCAGGCGAGCGCGCTTGATGGAGATAATCAAAGGCGACAAGGGGACGGTTTCGTCTCCAGCCCCAAATGCCACACGAGCAATGTCGCTCGTCGAATCCACAATAAGCCGCGCCCTCCGGCATGCCTCTATCTGCGCTTCGTTGAAAAGCTTGACGAGTTTTGGGTCATCGACGAAATACGGGGCAGCCGTATCGTGAGCATCGAAGCGATAGGCGTCTATGGCCTCACGCAGCTTCACGGGTAGCCTCCTCCCATGCCTTGTAAGCCTCGACAATTGGAGCCGATACCCGCACGGGGGCGATGCTCATCTGGCATTGTGCGCACCCGGTTTCGGCGTCTTCTCGGCAGAATTTCATGCCATAGTGCAGACGATGACAGGGGTAGCAATCCACGCCAACAGGAGTCACCGGGAATGAATTAACCCAGTGCTTTGTCAGGTTTTCGTGGGATGAATGAGACAGAAGACACACTTTCCGCACGCCTTCGTCAAAGCCAACCGCGTTGAGAACTCCGGTCTCCGGCCCGACAACGCAATGCGCCATCTGCGCCATTGCCAGAGTTTCGCGAATGCTCTGCTCGCCCGACAGTTTTACGACGCGAGGCTCGTTCTCCCAGCCGGCTTCCAGTATCTTGCACGCCTCGTCGCCCGTGAGATAGATCGTTGCCTTGGGCGCCGACAGAAGAATTTGTGCGATGACTGCATCCATTCCGGCGTAGAACTTGTGCTGACTTGAGCCGGAAAGCGCATAGACCACATTGAATCGACCATCTCCAAAAAGCGCTGAGACCTTGGCCTTCTCGCCAGGGGTTGCGTAGAACCTCCCCTCGGGCTTGAACGGAACGCCAGCGAGTTCCGCGGTCCATTCGTGATAGTTCCGATCCAGATATTTGTGGCGGATGTCATGGGGCCATTGATGATTGGCTCGCCCCGGCATGGCCAGCAAAGTGCCTTCAATCGACTCGGAGAGATTGACGAATCGGTCGAACTTCTTGGCTTGCCACTCCCAGAAGTCGTGCAGGCAATGATTCGGAACCTGGTTGTCGTCCTGGATATAGAACGCATCGACGTTGGGGTCGTGCTCGATCACCGATTGCCCACGGGGCGTGGTCATCATCGTGACGTGGTAGCCCTGTCGTTTCAACGCCGGGAGGATGCAAGCCGCCTGCAGCATGTCTCCGAATCCGCCATAACGAACGACGCACGCCGTTTTCTTGTGGCGCTTGGCGGCTAGGTAGGAATTCGAGAATCCGCTTTCCGCTGTCTTTCGAACCACTAGCAGGAACGAGTACTCCATCCCTTCATTGCGCTCTTGGCATTCGACGATATCCGCCCCTTCAGCGATGTCTCGAAGCGCGGCCTTGATGTCTGACGGCTCGAAGTCATGCTTGTGGTCAGGGTTCGATCCGGGCTGCCCGATATTCGGGTAAAACCGCTTGTGCGGCAGGTACAGCACCAGATGGCCGCCAGTCTTGATGACTCGCCACCACTCCGCAAGTGCTGCCCGATAATCTTGAATGTGCTCCAGCAGATGGGACGAGAACACAAAGTCCATGCTCTCGGTCGAAAATGCCGACAGGTCGCCGGCATCCTCGATCACCTTGTCAGGGTTCATGGCGATGCCAAAGAGTTCAACGTCCTTCAGGCTGTCGCAGCCGATGAAGTGCGGGAAAGCCTTGTGGGGACCGCAACCGATGTCCAATCCCTTACCTCGGGTATAGGGCACGATCTCCCAACGGATTTTTCCAGCTTCGTTGCCTTGCGGGTCTTCGGCTCGCCACACCATTACGACTCCCCAGGCTCGCCGAGTTGGGCTGCCAATTGAGAATCTTGCTCGCCAGCGGGCGCCGCATTCTCGGGTTGGGCGGCCTTCCTTCGGCCACGACGAGGCGCCGCATCCTCGGGTTGGGCAGGATCAACGGGATCGGGAATTGCCGCTTCGCCTTCCTGTGCCTCGATCACTTCATTCCCGTCCGCGGTATAGAATCGCCCGCCTTGTTCATAGACGGCGCCATGCTGGCCGCTCACGGACCCATAAGGCTTATTCTTGTCGAAGGCCACGAGTCAAATCCTCCCGTTATGGTTCGTGCCCGGCCTCGCATCGCAACAATCGGACTTGGCCGATTTACCCATGCCGCCTTGGCGATTGATTGCCGATTGAGACAGGTCGGCGCCGTAGGTATCGCCAGCCATCCCGGTTCCGGTTCCACGGTCGGGCATCGGGGCGTCATCGCCCCGGACGAATCCCGTACCATCTGGGCGGGGAAATTTCTTTTCCATGATGTGCTCCTGATTAACGTGCGTTACCACGCGGGCGCCCGCAAGCGCCGGTCTTGGAGAATTCCCATTCGTTGCCGACAGATTCATCCTCGACATACGGGGGAGGGAAATAGGCATTCGCGTCGCCCTGGTGCGAATCCGACGAGAAAGTGTCGAATCCTGTTTCCAGAGCGGAACGCGCAACGCCACCGAGCGACGATGCGATGTTGTCGACGCCGGCTTTGGTGCTGATCTTGTCCATGGATATCTCCTTGGAAAGAGGGGCGCCGAAGCGCCCCCCTTGGCTACGGATTAGGTCGAATCCCACTTGACGATGCGCGCCTGCGCAAACGCCGTATGGACCAGTCCGAAGCCTCCCAGGTAGTACCACGCCACCCCACGGCTGCGGCCGTAGTCGGTCGGGATCTTCCCGCGCATTTCCTCGGGGATCACGATGCCCTCCGCGACGGTATCGCCACCGAAGAAGAACGCCCAGTTGGTCAAGACGCCGCCCCATGCCGCCTTGGCGACGTTGGTCTGCTCGATGAACCGGACCCCTTCATAGCGGCCAATTTCGCCGTTCAGGATCATGTTGAAGCCGGCTTGGACGTACTGATGCACAGACTCAAGATCATTCTTGAGTTGGCGCCAGGTCGTCGGCCAGGCGATGCCGAAGTAGTCGTCAGCCTCGTAGGGCGGAATGTTCCGCTCCTTCATGACGTCGACGATGGCTTTCACATGGTTCTTGTTCAGCGCGATACCCGTGTTGGTGCCGCCAGCCGTGCCGTTGGTGGTCAGGGTGACCGCGGTCGTACTGGTGCCGCCCGTGGGATAGACCCGCAGGGGCGTTGCGTTGAACTGGGCATGCGCGGCGATATCGAACGCCCTCTTGGCGTCGTTGCGCAGCACCTTGTTGATGACTTCCTTGACCGGGTGCTCAGACAGATCGTCCAGCTTCTCGGTATAGGGGACCGAATTGCCGTATTCGGTGATGGTCATCGTCCCCTGCGTGATGGTGAAGTTCGTTTCCGGCATGGTGCTGGTTTCCACCAGGACCGTGCCCTGAGCGACGACGTCGGAGTAGACGTTCCAATGGAACTCCTGACCCTTCTGCTTGCCCTGGACCGCCGCGTCCTTGACGTCGGCGAATTGACGAAACTTCACAAGCGGCTGAACCGCTGAACGAAGCACCTTCGACAGGTTGTCCGAATACATGTACCCGCCGAGAGTGTTCGTGACCCAAAGTTGACCGGCCATGATGCTCTCCTAATCGAATCAGTTGATGCGACTAGCTGGCCTCATGCTCTGCCCGAGTCGTTGTTCGGCCATCGCTCGGATGGTGTCCGATACATTGGTCGCCTCGTTCGGAGCCTGACTCCCGCTCGCCGCCACGTTTGTCGCCCCTGGGATATCCAAGGACTCCTTTCGCGCCAACTTCTCGTCTCGGACGGTACGTCTCGGCTCCGCGGGCTGACGTCCACCTGTCTTTGCCACCCCGAACATCATGGCGACCTCGCTTGCGGATTCCCGAATCGCCTGATCTCTCGGGATACCCGCCGCGGTCTTGGCCTGAATGCGCTGATAGGCTGCATTCCCCAAAACGACGCCACGGTCGGTGTCAGCAAACAACTCGGGATAGTCGCCTTGGACCTCGTTGTATGCGTTTTCGACTGCAAGTTGCTGCCTTACCTGGGCCGCCAGAGCCGCCGGATCGATGGTTTGTTGTGGGATAGCCGTAGCGTCCCGTTCCACCAATCGCAGCATCGCCTCCGCTGCGCCCTCCTCATCGCCTTCAATAAGCTTTGAGAAAGCCCCTTTGATGGCAGAAAGCTTATCGGCATTTCCAGTGCCGTTTTTGCCATCATCGGTGCTCTCATGAGTATCTTGCTCCTGAACGCCATTTGCAAGACCCTGTGTGGATGCCTTTTCCTGCGCCATTTCGAGCAGGCGCGTGGCTTGCGCCAGCCGTTTGGTTGCCGCCGAATCCTTCTGATACGACTTCACAACTTCGGCCAGCGGCAAGTCGAATTCCTCGCCATCCACCTTGACCTTGACCCTGGCATTCATGTCCGACAAATACGACACAGGCCGATCATCGTCACCCAATTGTGCCGCCAGTTGATCGTCAGAATTCGGCTCAGGCTCTGCGATTTCCGGCTCCTTGGGAGCCTCCAGGATCACCCCCTCCGCCTCCATACTCTTCAGCCGGCCGGCAGAAATGGCCTCGATATCTCGCTCGCGCTGAGAAACGGGCCTATCCTGTGACGATCCAGTGTCACCATCCTCATTTTCAAGGCTGTGATCGATATCCTGAACGTCATCATTCTCAAGGGGCGGCATTGTGTTTTCTCCTATTCAATAAAAAATGGCGAAATTAAAGGCTAATCGTGCTGCTCATAGAGCAGTCGAAGAGACTGGTCGCCTCTGGTAATTGCGTCTGTGAGCCAGGTAATCGCCCCTTTGGCGCAATGAATCGAAAATTGCAGTTCTGCGATCTTCGCGGAATCCGTTGGAACGCAATCAATCAATTCCGCGGTTGCTTCATCACACTGCGCTGTAGCCTCAGCAATGATGTATTTCCCAATGTCTGACTGGAGGAACATTCTTGCTGCTTCCCCGGTCGCGGCGTCGTCCATCAGCGCTTTGGTCGTGGAATCGATGGTTATGTTTCCGCTCATACCATTGCTCCGTCGTTATCAGGGGTCTCGATCCCCGCTTCCACGCCTTGTACTGCACTCTCTGGCCGCGGCGGAAACAGCGGGCTTGTGTTCTGATGGGGTTGAATCGGTTGTGCCATCGGGCTGGACGGGACCGGGTAATTCGGGTCTTGGCCGGCCGGCGTCGGGTTCTGGTAGCCAGATGACATCATGAGTTCATCCGCAATGGGCGCCACCATGGGGTTCGCAGCCACCACCTGAGCCGACTGCATGGCGCTGTAGGTCGCTTCGATGCCCGTCTTGACCTTTTCGCCTCTGACCTTCTCCGCCTGCGCCTGGAGCAATGCGACCTTGGCTGCAATCAATTCTGGCGACTCCTTGGCCTCCAGTGCCTTGGTCAATTCCTCGACTTGCTGCATGAGAGATGCGACACGTGTGTCATCCTGGTCGGCGAACTTGAAGAACCGGCCACCATTGGAATGCCCCAGCGCACCGAGAATGACCTTGATGAACTCCTCCGGTCGGAATCCATAGCGGTCCAGTACGCCATCGGCGAGCACCGTCTTGATCGTCCCCATGCCTGTGGCCAGCGCGTTGATCTTGTCGGTGGGGTTCGTTGCCCCCATGCCGATATTCACATTCAGGCTCAACTCCCTGGCAATCAGGGCGTCGATATCCACAAGCTGCCCCATGAGCTGGACGGCCTGAGTCTTCTTCGCGGCGAGCGCAATGACTACCGAGTCCGTTTCGTAATGCTGTTCGAGGAGCATGATCTGCCGAAGCACGGGCTCGACCCATGTTTCGACGAACGTCTTGAGCTGATAGGCGGCCACCTGATTCGCGTTGCTGGTCAGGATGTTCATGCCGCCGACCGTTTCGTTCAGTTTTCGATTGCTGGCGACGCTGGACCCGGAAAACACTCCGGCCACGTCATCAAAATCCAGATTGAGCCGGTCTTGCTCGTTGTAGCTCGACGCGGTGACGTCATTAGTCTCAACGATCTTGACGTCCTGGTCTGGGTCAGTCAGCAGCGTTACGCTTCCTGGAACATTGCGGGTCAGGCTGCGTAAATCAACCTGTTTGTTGCGCCTGACGAAATACCGCTTGTTGAGGGCGAACTTGACGTTATCCAGTCGCTGATTGGTGACCTCGTTGATTTCGTCCTGGATCGGAGCGCCAAGCCGCGATACACCCGAGGCATAGAGCTTGTGCGCTTCGATCACGCACAGCCCGACCACGAACGGCCGGCGATTGTGGGCGTAGTCAGTAGCCAACGGCTCTGGATTGGACAGGGCCAACTGCGTTCCGAGCGTGTAGCAGATGTAATCCACGCCATCATGCTCGATGATGTTGCGATGCACCCAGGCGACGGTGTAGTCCGTGATCTCAGATGATGTCGTCGAGGCATCCACGCGCTGGCCGTCGCGTTCGAGGCGGATCGTGTCACCGTACTGCTTCATCGCCGTCTTGATGGCCGCATCGTCGTGATGTATCCACCGACCGCGTTTCATCCTGGCCTTGATGTCCTTGATGTACATCGGCACCAGATGCACCAGATAGGGTGATGTCCCGACCGGATCGACCCATGACGCATTGGGATCGAAGCGGAAATTCTCGATGGGGATCAGTTCGATGACGGGAGTGTCGATTTTTTTCTCCGGGTCATAACGCCAATACTGATGGGAAATCACGACGCCCGTGACCTGAGCATCCTGGTATGCGCCCATGCAGGTCATGAACCATGGGATGGTCTTCGTCAGCCGGTACTGCAGCATGTTCTGCATCAACTCCGCGGACGCAACCTCGGAGTCGTCGGACTCGTCTTGAGGGGTGACATTGATTAGGTCCAGCGTCGAGAACATGGCCTCTGCAGCGACCGCTTCATTCTTGCGAATGGTCCCGCGAGTCTTTGGCCTGAAAACCCGAGAACGGAATTTGTAGGCGTCGCTCAGATACTTGGATCCCGTTCCGAAACGCGAATTGAACCGGCGCATATCCTGCTCGATCTGAGCGCGGATGTTGGTGTCGAAATAGTCCGTTGATACCGAATAAGCCGACCTGGCGAGCGTCAATGCCATATCGGCCGTCAGTACTACGGGTGCGCTCTCCTGAGTTGTCTTGGGGGCCTCGATCATTTGGACATGTCCCCCACGATGCGGCCGGAGAAATCGGTCTTCAAATCGGCGATTGCCGCAGCATCAGCGGCTCCCCGGCGCAGCTTATAGCGCTCCAGCAATTCGCCGCCAGCCACGAGCACACGCTTTTTCCAATCGGACGACGTGCTCATCTCGTTCAATTTGAGGATGAATCCCCATTGCCCTGACAGGGAGAGATTGCGCACAGTGGCAATCCCCTTCTCGCCTTCGCATGTCACGGCCCACAGATGGCCCGGATAGGCTGAGTGGAGAACCTCCGCCATCTCTCTGGCGGTGTTGAAATCAAGCGCCGCCACGTCAGGCGATGCGGTCATATCGATCATGCTCATTGCAGTTCGTCCTCCCAGTCGGGCTCTGTTTCTCGTTGCACCAGACGGGCCTTTTGCCCATCGGTGAGCCACAAATATTCGTCCCTGGAATAAACCGCCCGAATGGACTCCGGGAGATTCGCGTAGTCGTCGTCCGGTGGGATATCAGTCTGCATACGGACCCTTGCCGCTGTTGAACTTGATGCCGCCCGAAAATTCGTATCCAGGCTCTTTTTCCGGAGACAGAGAGCCCAGCGGGCTATCGGCGTTGGCGATGCCGACTTCCTCGGACCAGAGGCGTTCGCTGACACTGATGCCGGGGGGCAGGGGCGCGGTTTCATTGGCCATAGGTCAGACTCCATCCGCAAAACATTCGGGCTCCAGTTCATCCTCCGCGATCAAAATGGGCGGCGTCGCGTCGATGTCGTAGATACGGCTGCAGCAATCGAGCATGTCGTCGTGCGCCGAGAACGGATAAACCAGGAATTCGTCGATGAGCGTCTTGTTCAGGGAATAAATCCCCTTGTTCTCATCCGTGCGCTTGACCGGCGTGAATATCCGGTATGCCTGCCCGAGCGCCTTCACGCGCCGCTGATTGGCCGTCTCTTCCTGGACGACGGCCGACAATAGGAATCGCCCAGAGCGGAAATCAGGCTCCAGACGTTGGATGCGGTCGTATTTGGCATGACCGCCCTCGCGGGGCCAGTTGAGTTCGACGATTTCCCACTCGTCTTTCTCCCGGCGCATCTCCTCCTCGAAATACTCGATATCGGATTGCATGCCGTACTTCTCATACCCGACTCGCACGATCTGGACGCCTGGCATGGACGTCCAAACCTTGCGCAGTCCATTGAGCCGCTGCCAGCGCTCTTTGAGCGGCATCCGATGGTGGTAGCCATCCATGAGCCACTTGTTACCGGCCGCGTCGATCCCGATCACCGCCATTGCGGTCCGGTCGCTGCCCCGCTTACGGCTGGAGGCCGGATCGACGAGGATGTAGACGTTCAGGGTTGCCGGGCGAACATCCTGGAATCGCAGCCATTCCTTCCGGAATAGTGCGTTTTGGCCGGCAGCAGGGTTTTGCAGCATCTGCGCGGCGAGAATGGCGCTGCCCTGGGTGCGCTTCTTCTCGGCCCATACCTCGGGAGACAGAAAGACCGGGCGCCCATCCGGCAATCCATTATGGGTCGCCGGGAAAATGCGCGGCTTCAGCACGCCCTTGTCCAGGATGTCCTGGTAGGTGTCGCTGTAGCTGTACCGCGTCCCGACGTGCCAGCGCCGGCTCCTGCCATCCTCCCCCCGAGCGCCCAGGTTGTCCGACAGCGCCCAGGCGTCCGTCGTCTTCTTAACCTGCTCCGGCGTGCTGACCGATTCGAGCGTTACCACGTCGTCGTAAACTCTGAGCGCAAAATGCGCGCCAGTCGGCTGACCATCCACCAAGCCATGTGCTTCTACGGTCGCTTCCTTTGGGTTTCCAGTCCGTTTTACACAAATCCCCTTCTCTTCCGACCATTTAGGCGACTCTTTGCGCGGGTCGGTATAAAAAATCTCGGGGTATGTAGTTTTCAAATCTTGATTTTGCTCGAACTCCGTTTTGAGTTGAATCAAGAACTTACGAGCTACCGGCTTGGTGTGCGAGAAGATTCCAATCGTAATATCCGGATTCTTGATGACTTCCTGCGTTACGCCGGCAAACGTAATGGTGGTCGACTTGTAATGCTCCCGCGCCCATAGGTCGAGGCAATCGTCCGTCTCCTCCTCGACTTCTCGACACCTGGCGTAAATCCATGGGTGGAATGCGTCTGGGCGATGCAATAACACTGTGAGCAGGAAAAACCGGTCATTCCGGCCCAGCCACCGCACGCCCTCACCATGATGAGCGGCGCGAATCAGGTTCCACCACTCCAGCGCGTCCTCAGGGCCACTGGCGGACTGCACCATGGCGCGGAGCGCATCATCGAGGGGGATGGCCGCCACGGCGTTCATGCCCCGGCATTCCCCTGCACACGCGCGGCCAATGCCTGCATGGCGACATCGACTCCAGCCACTACCGCTGCAGCACCCGCCGCACCAGCTTTACGGGCATCGTCCTCGAATGGGGTGTCATCGATCCGGAGCACCTTGCGCTCCAACTCGATCATGATCTTGATCGCATCCGCGAGGAGTTTGACGTTTTTGATCTGCTGCGGCAGGCTGATGGCCGCCATGTACATCTCATTGAGCTTGTCGTTCCCGAATTCATCGGGCGCTTGCATCATGACTCCCAGCTTCGCCAACTCTGCCGGGTGATCCAACTCCGAATCGACCAGTGACCACAGCCGCTGGACTGTCGCCCTGGCTCGTCTTACGTCGGCCCGCTGGTTGATAACCGCATCCGCAATCACCGCGGCGTTGGCCTCGACGATATTGCGTTCGGTTACACGGCTCTCAGGTGTAACCTCTCTTGTAACGGCCGCCTGTGTAACCAGCGAATTTGCCCGCGCCTCAATCCTGGCCGCCAGGTCGCGGGGCACACCCTCCTTGTCCCAATGCTTGAGGATTGCGGCCCTGGATACGCCGTGTTCCTTGGACAGTTGCAACACAGACTTTAGGCCTGCGCGCCAATCCGCCTCCATGGCCTCCCAATCAATACAGCGTTTTGCCGGCTTCTCCACAGCACATCTCCATCATGATCGATGGAGAGTCTGCCCACTTTGCCAGTATTTTTTACGAGCCGCGTCGAAATCACTTAAACCCAAGCGCCCGGCTTAATATCCCCAGCGATTCCGTACCGTACTCACCGACGCGCCGATACGTCATCACCCAATACCAACCATACCGCTGCCGTGTCGAAAAGCATTTGCGCGACCCAGCGGCGGCGATTTTTCCGGATCGCGCCAGCCATGCCATGACGGCCCTAACCCTGTATTCCCGGACATTAAGGGCTGCAGCCACATCGGATGACGTAAATTCAGACCCCAGCCGCTCCACCGCCCTGAGCACATCATCCCTCCTGACGGGGGACTGCGTCCCGCGGTCCATCGTCGCAACATGCCGAATGATCTGTACAGTCATCGCGTAACCCTCCCCGTTATGGCTTTCAAGGCATCCGGAGACGGCAGCGAGACCACTTCACGGCGCACTGCCTCGTGGGTATAGGTTCGCCGACCCAATATCACACTGCACCATCCTGGATCGTCTGGCCGAACCCCAACAATCGCGCCTCCCTGCTCAACGACGAACGCCGTTGCCGGATAGGCACACCGACCCTGACGGATCATTGCGTCCCGGTATAACGGCAGACAATCCACGCAGAATTTCGCTTTTCGGGTATTCGCTATCCTGGCAAATTCCTGCCACTCCATCCACTGCTCATCGGAGTCAAAACACCGCGGACAAACAGCCCCGTTCTCACCGGCCATAGACCGCCTCCAGCGTCCTGGCCAGCAACTCCATCTCGCTGGTCTTACGGATCCTGAGCATCGCCCGTTGCCCATGGATGCCGTTGTGACTGCCGCGGTGACAGTCTGGGCAGAGGGGGATGACCAGCCAGTTGGATGCCCTGCGCCCAGGCGTGCGCCCCTCTAGGACATGATGCAACTCGACAGGGCACGCCCCGCACAGGCAACAGCCCAGGGATGCCACGCGGTCCATGTGCTTCTTGTCCGCGCTCACTCGTTAAACCCCTCAAGAATCGACTCCATCATTTCGTCCGCCCGGTCGCCCAGATGGCTCCACAGAAACCGCGCAGCGTGCGGCCCGCGTAGAAACGCGATAATCCGGTCGTGGTATTGCCGGAATTCCTCCTCGTCAGCCTTGGCGTAGCTGATCGACTTCGGGATTGGCACCACGCCACCCGTCGGGCCGGCCGCCCACGTCACCCAGCCGGCGCCCACCTTGAGCCAGTAGCGCAACGAGTCCATCTCGGCGAACCGATCCTGGGAATCGAAGACGGCCCGCTCGATGGCCATGTGGCGGCGGTGGAACGGCCCGGACCGCGGGAACAGCATCTCGGCCACGGCCATTTCGCCGGGCTCCATGGTCCACACCCGCTTCCAAAAGCGGCGCCACGCGCGCTTGTCTTCGCGGCTGAACCCATCGACGGCCCCGAAAAGAAAGCGCCGGAGCGCCGATTTCTCGACTTCGCCGGGCGGCTCTTGGTCGGACCTGATAATGGTTAATTTGGTCATCTCAGCAGCACCTATCAAGCACGTCAAAAACATCGGCCACGCTCCGCGCCACGAAGGCCACGCCGCCATGTTCCACGGCCCGCTGTATAAACGCCGCCTGATGGGGTGATACCCGCCCGGATGGCCGCTTGACCTCGATTCCGAGAAATCGCCCATCGACGAGCTGACCGATGATGTCAGGACATCCGACGAATCCGAACCGGATGAACCTCTTCGCCGGACCCTCCCCGGCGACGTGCGCCCCAGAATTCATCCGCTCGAACCATGCCACTTTTGGGTGAATGCGGAGCCCGCGCCGGATCGCGTCGAGAATGGCCGCCTCGGATGGCTCAGGGAGAGTAAATTTTTTACTCATGTCCGGTTTGTCGGTCTATGCCAGGATATTGGACAGATTTGGGGTCTACTTCTAGTTAGAAGGCATCAGTCGCCGCAGAAACACGGTATGCCTTCCTCTATGTCGTAGCCAATCGCATCAAGCTGATTGGCCGCGTTTTGCTGCATTTGCGCGTAACTCGCCCGGTCGGAACGGAACCGGGCTCCGCTTGGCTTGGAAGCCAAAGCCAAAGCCAAAGCCTCCATTCTTGCCCACCACGTTGCCCGCTCCGGCTTCTGGTTTATCAGTGACAGCACTTGCCCTGCCGGCTTCAAAAAGCACAGGTCACAGTTCCCGGCGAGGGTGCGCCCCTTGTAGGTCGGCAGTTCAAGGCCGAAAGGTTGCGCCTCCCAAAACGCTTGAATTGTTTCCACCGTCACCCCGTCATCGGCCAGCGGAATGCACATCGTTTCTTTCACCGTTTCCGGGCTTGGCCTGGCGCGAATTTTCGCCACCCTCCGCTGCTCGTCGGCGCGTATTCCGACAAACTGATTCCATCCGTCGCCCTCACCCCACCCCAAAGACCGCAGGTACTTGTGCATTGTGCGAATCTTCAACTCCACAGTGCAAAACCTCGTCACCGGGTTCGGTAGGTAGTTCCGTTTGCGTATTGCCGCCTCGAAAGGTTCTCCGTCGCGGCTCGCCGTGGCGTAATTCACCACCACAAATCGCGGATCGTCGGCCCGGTACTCAACCCAAACAATCGGCACATTCCAGTTCGCTCCGCAGTCGCGCACAAAGCGCAGCGTAGCCTCATCCTCTTTGCCGGTGTTAGCGAAGCAAACCACCGCGTCGACTGGCAATCCTCCGTTGCTCTGTAGCACCCGCCAAAGCATGTAGGCGCTCGTTCGCCCTCCGCTGAAACTCAGGCATGTTGGCTCGGTAATCTTGTACGGGTCGCGCATCGCGTATGCCTTCTAACTCGTCGGTGAACCGGACGCGCCGCCGATAGGGCCGGCGTCACGCCGGTTACCTAGATCGTTGGCAGGCAAAAGCA